TAAAATTTGGCACCGGCTTCTATGCGAATCGTTTCAAACCCCATATCGCGCAAATCATAAAATATCTTCCGGCCCACATCATGCCTTCCGCTGGCGATAAAACTCAGTTTAAGATCTTTGAATATCCGGGTTTTAAAAAACATGAATGCGGCATGAATCGGCTTTGCGTCCGGCGCGTCTGCATTATGCGTTCCCTTGGCCGCTACCAGCCGTACATTCGGGCCGCTCTGATAGCATGTCAATAGATCATCTTCATATCCGTTCCGTTGGACATGAGAATCAGCATCAAGTATAAGGCAATATTCACCCCTTGCCATGCTGAGTGCCATATCGAGTCCGCGTCCATGCCCGATATTGGTCGTCAGTGGCGCGACCTTAATACCTGGTTGGCCTTCAAGCCATTCTCGGGATCCATCTGATGACGCATTGTCGATAACAAGAAGCTCATGCGACCAGGTCGAAAAATGCCGAACCGATTGTACCAAAAGTTTAATAAAATCCAGGCAGTTATAGCTTACCGTTGCGATTGAAAGCATCATGGCTCTCGCCGGAGTAGTTCCAGCCTTCTTCTTATGGTTTGCAACTTTTCCACCAACTCGGGTAAATCTGGCTGGAAGGAATTCCTGTCAATGCCACAAAAATGGCGCATCTTGTCTCCCCACCAGTCAACCGGCAGGGGTAACATTTTCAATCTACGTGGATTTTCAAATGTGAGCTTTTCCCAAATGCGCCAACCCGTGTCTCGAAATACGCGAATCTCCCCATTTAAGAGTTCGGGATTGTTCGGCGGTCGCTGTCCCTCAAAAACCTCCGGATATTTCCATTTAGAGAAAGGAATAAAATCTAAGCCCCAATCGTCTTCACCCTGAAAATCTTTATATATTGCCATATCTAATAGCATCCAATTGGGGATATAACGCGGAGCAATCCACATGCGATCCCAATGATTCCTACCAGGATTAAAACCGCCAACACCCAGGACGTTCTCACCTTTTAAGCTGCTGACAAGTATGCTAAGCCAGCTGGAGTGCAAAACCTCAATGTCCGAATCCCAGAGCAAGGCGAGATCGGCATCGCAGTTTTTGAGCAATTCTTTTATTGCCTTTCCGTGTCCATCCAAATCCGAGCGTTGTCGATATGTGCCTTCAATGAGTTTTATGTTTCCCTTTTCGGCTTGTGTTCTGAGATATGGCAATCGTGAGCCGTTATCAGTCTCCCGTGATTGGTCATAAACAATAATCTCATAAGGCCCATAGGCCGTCCGCTTGAGAATAGATTCGATGGTTAGCTCTATCGCCTCCCATGTTTTACAATTTCCGATAAGAATATTAACCTTTTTATTCATATCGCAACCGTTCTAATTCCTTCTTTATTTTTGGGAGTTTGTCTTTTACCTGAGGATGTTCCAGGTCGGCATTATAAATAGATATCGCCCCCCAGTGATGTATATAGATCTGATAAAAAGCATAAGAAAGGTGAGCCATTTCCAATTTGCCTTTATTCTCAAGATTTATCCTCTCGCAAAACCTCCAGCCCGTGTCCCCAAACACCTGATTATCCTGGATCTCTATTGACCGTTTCAATCCAATGGTCATATAGGGATGTGAACTAAACTTTTCAAATAACCCCTTTTGCTGACAATCCTTCCAGGGGAAATACGCTTCCATCCAATCATCTGGATGCATGAATCCTCGATATATATCCATGTTTAGCAGAACACACATCGGGAGATATCGAGGCATTCTCCAAAATCGGTCGGGGATGGCATTTTCGGGCTGATAGGTAGCAAGCCCGACCTGGGTTCTATCTGCCTCGTATTGATTTATAAGATATCCAAGCCAATCGGGCCGTATTATCATCACATCGGAATCGAGAAGCACGGCAAGCGGGGTCCGGCAGTAGTTAAGCAGTCTCCAGATTGCCTCACCATGCTTAAGTAGAGAGTTTGATTCCAACAGCTCAATCTTCGATTCACTTTTCAGCATGCGGAGGTATTGTCTGTCCTGGCTATCCTGCCGTGATGAATCACAGACAATAACCTGATAATTAGAATAGGCCGTCCGTTTAAAAATGCTCTCGATGGTCAGCTCCAGTGCCGCACCGCCAAAATAGTTAGAAATAAGGATTGAGCAAGCCGTCATCCGGCCCTCAAAAGTCGCAACCGCTCATGGAGCAATGCCGTCCTCCCCTTCATATAATCCCCATCAAGAATGTGATGATGAGCGGACATGCCCTCAAAATGGTATATCTTCGGCGCGAATTCTATCCCGCATGCACTTCTAATAAAGTTGGGTGGAAGGGGATGCATCCTTAATCCCCCTGGATTCTCCCATAAAACCCTTTCAGCAAATCGGCCTCCCGTATCATAATGAACCCCCGCCATTTTCGGATCAAAATTATAAACGAGATGATTTTCCTCGCATTTTGGCCAATTATTGAATTTGTGTTTATATTTATATTCCGCCATCGGAATTCCTTGCCCTGGCTTCGAGATGCCCTTCTCCAGCCAATCGTCATCGCTTCCAAAATGCCTATATATGGTCATGTTAAGAAGCAAGCAACTTGGATGATAGAGCGGGCCTCGGAAAATAGATGAGTTTAAAAAGCATCCGCCCTTTTTTAAATCTCCTGCACCCAAATCTTTATCATCTCGTATAAAATTGACAAGAATAGAAAGCCAATTACCTGCCAATATTTCAATATCGCTATCGAGAAGGCAGGCGAACTCGGTACTGCAATACCCGAGAAGCCGATTGATCGCCTCCCCATGCTTCAGTGTTCCCGTATCGCATTCCAAGAGCTCTATATGGCCGTCATCCCGATGCCGCCTTAAATATCGCCGTTCTCCGCTATCTTTCGGTGATGAATCACAAACAATGATTTTGTAGTTATCATAGACGGTTCGTTTCAGAATACTTTCAATCGTCATTTCAAGGGCGATGTGACTGCACCAGCTTGAAATGAGAATTGAGCATGGTTTCATCAAAACACCTGCGGATCGTGCATGTGGGCGAGACATTCCGCCCGTATTGCGTCTTCAGTTATATGATGATGCTGGTAGGTCATCCCACTTTGCAGGTTATTTTTGCTCTGCCGTTCTCGCCTTCCCTTAATGCGCCGATCAATGGCCATGTTTACATCGGCCATTTGCCAATGGGCACCCAAAAATCGTTCGGGGGAAATACTGATCTTTTCGTTCGCTTTATAAGCATGACAACCCGGGCGCCATCCGATCCCAATTTCCGGCCTTACGATAATCGGCTTTACATAGGCACTATTAATGCCGGTCGTAATATTCGGATCTCCATGCCGTCGCTGATATATGGCGGGTTGAAGGGGATCCAAATCCGCATCTGTCGCATGTCGATAAACCTGCCACATTTGCGCATATAATAAATTGGCTGTCTGTCGCATAAGGACAGGCGTTACTTCCTCCCCGTATGCAGGAAAAATAAATTCATCGGCATCCACAGCGAAAACCCAGTCGGCCTTTTGTGCCGCGACCACCTCGTTTATTTTTTTGATCTTGAGGCTATCATCCATCATGTCGGGAAAGGTAAAATCCTCGATCTCAACGTTGCCGTATCGATTGCATATCTTCCGCGTATCGTCATCCGTGTCAGTATCCAGGAGCAAGTAAATTTTATTAGCATAATCATAATGCCTAAGAAAAAACGGGGCCAAAAATGCTTCGTTGTACCACATTGTCACTATGTGTATGCGCATTATTTTCTAAATATAATAAGGTCACCAACGATTCCTATTTCCTCATATTTGCCCTTAACATATTGGTCAACGATACCGTGAACGCTGGGCCAGAAATTATAATCGTGGAAAGCAATAATGCCGCCCTTCCGAACAAAGGGAATCCATCCAAGATCGATTAAAACAAATGCCTCCGAATGATTGCCGTCTATGAGTACGCCATCAATTTCATCCTTCCACCATTTCAAAACATCCCCGCTCTTTTCTTTATACCAAATGATATTCTTTCCCTTAATCGTTTCCAGGAGTGCCTCTTCCACGCCGTCCATGTCATCTAATCCCGCATCGGATGGATCATATTTAGGAATCAGCGGGTCGATGGCGATGACTTTATTGGTCTCCGCGAGGACGCTGGTTGTCCCGCCCGCATAACAACCGACCTCAACGATGGTTTTGTTTTCGCCGATAGCTTTCTTGAGGAAGGCAAGGGCGTCTGCGCTTATTAGAGGGTGTCGAAAAACCATTCTTTCTAATCTTCCTTATTGAAAATATGACCCATAATTATCTTTCGTCAATTTTCCACTCAAGACATCCAGATAAACCCGATAATCTTGTGGCACCCATTGTTTGAGGATCGCCCTATCCATAGTATCTTTATGGTTTTGATATTGAGCGAGTTCCCCGGCATGCCCTCCTCCTATGCCTGCGCGTCCTGGCAAGCCCTTGATGCCCAGATATAGCGGTTTATCTGTATCGATGAACAGGAGACTCCGAACTCGATTAACTTTGTTCCATAATCGGAGGTCTATGCATGAGCTTCCATCCCAAAGTCCTGAAAACTCCGGAACAATTGATGCCCGAAAGCCGGTTTCAGCGAGCGAGGCGTGTACGCTATTGTCGAGCTGGCAATAACCACCCGACGGGAGATGGTAATATTTAGCGTGCATGATGCCGACGAGTTCATGCCAATCAAGTCGCTGCGCCATCTCCTCGATATATTCGGGCGCATAGTATTCATCATCCTCTATGATGAGAACCTTATCGCCTTTGATTAATGGGAGAGCCGCTTTCAAGTTCAGGATTAATGTATGTCGCGGGTCATCGGGTCGCGGTTCGCGCCGGACATAATGAATTATGCCGGGTGATTTTAGGGGTCTTTGGTCAAGCCATTCGCACGGAACCTTGCCATCGTCGATTATTATCCATTGGTCCGGTTGCCGCGTCTGATTCATTGTCCACCTTTGGCAGAGAGCAAAGGCAAGCGGTCGGTCTCCCGTAAGTGTGATCGCCGTTATCATTTCTTCCAACCCGCCTCTCGATCTGGCCTTAAGTCTTGCCGATAGTTTCCTGGATCCCAGGTCAATTTTATTTTCTCCATTTCCTCGACGGTCAATTCCTGATCGAAAGGGATAACATCGCTTTCTGTGAGCCTTGGCAAATTATGCATTTGGAAAAGTGTCAGGTTTCCAGGGGAAAACTTTTCGCGCCGTGTCTTCAGGTATTCTCGTTCAAGTGGAATTGCCATACCACAATGTTGGCAATACCTGTCAACCTGGTCTTGAAATTCAAGGGGTGTCTTCCTCCACCATCCAGGTTCAATGGGATATCCCCCAGGCCCGTCAAGGATCGAATCAAGGGCATAGGCCACTTCGCAGAAAAAGGCGCCCTTTGAGCCGATGGACGGACACCATGTCCTCTGAACCCAGCAATCATCTATCAAACGTCGGCGATACTCCTCATCACCTACAACATCTCGGATTGCGATAGTTAACGGTTGATGCTTACAGATTTCTTGCTGAGATGGGTTATGCTCGTTGTAGGCAACGAAGCCGAAAGTTTCGTTTATGAGATTTCGATATTGCGCATATCGCTTGCCGCCCATAGTCCAAAGACCATATTTGGTTTTATCATGATGTCGTTGAAGCGTCCGGCAGATAGCTTCAAATTCAGGATGAAAAGTGGGTTCTCCGCCTATGATTCCTATCCGATTCGGCCATTCGCATAACGAATTAAGTGCCTTTTCTATGGTAGGCAAATCCATAAAAAACCGCTGGTCGGTGCGTATGTGTCGATCAAACCTTGAACAATAGAGACATCCCCGCCCGCAGATATTCGTGATTTCTATATGGCAAAACCACGCTTCCCAAATCGGCTTCATTAATCAACCTTTCCCATAACTTCCTTAATCCGCTTTTCGACGTCACCTTCATGGGAAAAATAAGCGGGATAGAGGAACGGCCGCTCCCTCATTTTACAGGTTCCGAACTCCACGAAGATTGGGTAGGGCGGCTCTTTGATGCTCGTTCCCACCACGACCACAAACCCCGGTGCGCCATCAGGCCTTCCAATGCCGTCATCGGCCTTCGCCTTTCCACCAACTTTGCCGTGCGACATGGTGCTGCCAGACCAATTCGTTGACATGGAGGACATCATACGGCCCGTCTTTACTGCCCCCAGGGTTCGGATGTTATCCTTCGCCTGAAGCTCTATCCTGAACCCAACCTCTTTTAATATGTTTCGGCAGGCTTCCGTTTTAACAAGCTGATATTTTTTCAGGTTTTTCAGGAGCTGCTCGACGCCCTCAACCTTGACTTCTATTTTATCTGCCATTTCTACGCCTCTCCCCTGCCTATCTCCGCGACCGCCAACTTCATATAATTCTTGGCCTTATCCCAATCCTGTACCAACTTGATTTCGTATTCCCCGCCGTCGGTTGTGTAAACCCTGTCGCCTTCTTTTATGCCGCTTAAATATTCAAGATAGATATAAAAATTTGCGAACCATGTTTTTTTATCATAAGTGATTATCGTCTCTTTATTAGCCAGGGCATTGAAACGGCACTTAATGCGTCGATAGATGGTAGCCCATGTTACCGTCTGTCGCCCGCCCTCGCCAGTCGTATAGGTCGGCCTCTTTATGGAGATTTCGTTATTGAACATCAGCCGTAGCGACATTTCAATCCTCTTCTTCCTCTTTAAAATCCATGACCGTCGTAGCCGTTTTATCGTTCTCCTGCATCCACCTCATCTGCTTTTCAAGCCAGGCGATACAAAGTTTCAAATCCTCAATAGACGTGCAAAACAAGTATTTGCCATCATTACGGCCACGATATTCACAAAGAATCATCAGCCTCCCCTTATTGCGTGGATTTACACAGAAAGTTGTATGTTAAAGGATTCGCCGTTTAAACAAATCCAACTCAGCTCGCATATCTTCGGGCAACCCCTTGATATCCTTTGCGGTATATGCGTAGTCGCCGAGCGTCTCATGTGCAATGCCGAATGACTGTTTGGCCTGATCATATTTCAATTTAACAAGTTCAAGGCATACTTGTTCTAAGACATATGGAATCGTGGTGAACCCAGCCGTGTAATCGCAAAAGATATTTTGATGTCCCGCCGTGAACCCGCCTGGCGCATATAAGATTCCTGGATTATTAAAATCATCTTCCGCCTGTTCAACAAAGAAGTCCGACACTTCGTCATTGGGAATTTCCGCGTTGACCATATCGGGGGATTTGCAATACAAGGCCGGCCTGACTAAAACTTCACTTGCCTTATAGCTCCCATAATCAGTATTGATAAGCGTCGCCGTCCAGTATGAACCCGATACTGCATTTATGGCCGCTATGAGGTCATTAATGGTGGAATAGGTTGAGATCGTCAAGGTGGTAGTCGTGCCATCCCTGTTCAGCTTGACGGAAGTCGGGGTAACTTCAAAGAATGCATATGTCGTGGCCGAGCATTTAACGGTGAAGGCATTGGTTCTGCCCACTGAGATCCGGGTCACTTGCGTCACGGGATAGTTTTTCAGCATGAGTCTCGTATGGCCGTTGCCATCATAGCATTCACGGGTATAAGCGCGGCTCAAAAGTTTGCGGTTGCAATAACGCTCAATGAATGAACTTGCCCTGTTTATTAATTCTGTTATTAAATAATCGGATGAAATTTTAAGCGTCTGTTGATTTTCGCTCCCCTTGGCATCTAAAGAGCCAGTAACAAGTAAATTAGCAACTGTATCATCGGAATGACACAATCTCCCCGCCTGCCATCCCGTTAAGTTCGCATTGATATAGGCAATAAGCTCCGCTATGGTATCATAATTTGCATTGGTTAGATCAATCGTGTGCGCCGAGCTGTCGGTCAAGACCAAGTTGCTTTCCTGGACTTCTACCGTTGCCGTAGAGCTGGAGCCGACATATTGAATCCAAAGGGCATCAACGGCAGAGATGCCACCCAAGTAAGAAATGGCATTGTCCAAATCTGTAAGCGCATAGGTATCAAGTGACATTTTGTTTTCTCCTTATTGAAAATCAGGCAACTAAATAATTGTGAGACTATTTATTTCCTGCTTGCAAATAAGTTTTTTAGCTCCCTGTATCCGAGCGTTCCTTAAAAATTGGCTCTTATGCCTCTAATTCGCACCAGGATGCCCGTGGTTAAGTTTTTTTTAGCCTAAAAAGCGGTTCACGCCCCAAAGGCCAGAGAATCGGGGTTTGTCACTTTTCCGCCTGATGGTTGATTTTCCAATTCTCCGCCTTCGGCCTTCTCAAGCCAAATTTTGGCCTTTCGGGATATGCGATCAAGATTTTTTTCCCAACGGATAATAGTTCGTTTGTCACATTGAAGGCGGTCGGCCAGCTTGTCTTGTGTCCATCCATTTTTCTTTCTTAATTTTCTTAGCCTTGCGCCATCCGATAGCCGCTGCCTTTTCCCTCCCGAGCTGAGATAAGCGTCCATTTTTGCGCGGAAATCGTCAGTGTCAAAAAATTCCGTCTTCAGTTCCCGCTCAAGTGCCCTGATAATATTCAAGCGCGTAAATACTCCGCCAGCATTGTCGGGGTATTTATGCTCAAGAATATCATGGTAATGCCTGCGGATTTCAGCTAATTCCATTTAACCCCCTTTAACGCCCCTTTAATGCCCCTTTTTCTTCGGTGCCCCTGTTATCATCTTATGCCGACGTGGGGCGGAGAGTGCCTTCCAGAGTTTTAACCTGCACGGCTTTTTGCATTTTGGGCAAATCACATGGAAAGTCGGCACATCCCCATCACCCTTTTTCCCTTTGGCCAGCGCAACTGGCTCGCTACAACAATCACTGTAAAATTCGTTCATTTCCTTCCTATTTCTATGCCGATCTCAAAATTCAAAATTGTTATCGAAACATAATAAGGCCGAGGCCATTCCGAGCGTAAATCCCAGAATAAATCGAGCACCGTGAGCAGGCCCGTCCAGCGGCATGATCTCCAATGGTTAAGGAGTTTTAAACGCATTTTTCTGTTTATCTTTATTTTTTATTACTAAATCGATCTTCAAGTAATTTAAAAATGGGAGAGAAATATATATCCCAGATGTTCTCCCAGTCGTATTCTAAAATCCTTTCCCTGGCCAATCCTCTTAATTTGCCATAATCGCCATATTTCCAGGCGTTATAAGCGAGTTCAAGGCATTTGATTATTTTCGACGGTTTAATGATGTAGCGAAAAGTACCCGTCGGCAGCCATTCTCGGTCATCAAATTTATCAACATCGATCAACCAGCCTGTTTTGCAAAGCTCGGGGCCAGAGGCTATGCCAGAGGTAATAATAGGAACACCGCAAGCTTGCGATTCAACAATGGTTAAAGAAAAGGTCTCCCCTTTCGTAGGTAAAACAAAAACATCCATCGCATTATAAATGCCCCGGAGCTCATCATCTGTCAGCCGATTGAGAAAATACCGCCCCTGATGAGGCCATCCAATAAGCGAGCTATCAATACCAATCGTCTCTGCCGCATATACGTAATTGATGCTGCTCTTTACGGCCCCCCTATCGTTAGCAAGCGTGCAAAGGAAAAGTCTCGCCTCGGGATGAATATCGTGAAATCCCTTGAAGGCCATCATCAGCTGGAGATAGCCCTTGACATCATCACCGTAGTTCAGGCCGACAGAGCCGATGACAAAATGCTCATCGCCCCAGCCGAGGTCTTGCCTGACCGCAACCCGCGCCTCTTCATCTGGCCTGAATATTGAAGTATGAATGCCATGCGGGGCATAAAGGGGATTGAATCCTGCCTGCCTCAGCTTCGCCTCGCCATCCCTGGTCATGGCAATCTGGATGGCGGTCTCCTCGAGAATGTCTTTGTAAACAGGAGAAATGGGATCGGTGTTTATCGGGGCATAGCATACCCATTTATCTTTAGGGAAAAGCCGATGCCCGGCAAGAATCCAGACATCCCAGAATGAAAATATGATGTCGAAGTTTTCCTCTTCGACCATCTGGTTAATAATAAAAACATCCGTGCCTTCAAAAATTTCCAGGCCATCCACCGTTTCCCATTTTGCATTTTCATGTTTTGTTCCACATCTTACAAAATGGCCCATGCCCTGTAATCGTTTAACTATCTCTTTTGAAACAATGCCATATCCCGATCTCGCTCCCGGACTTGCCGAATGCCATAAAATCCTCACGGCTCTCCTTTCGTTCAGCAAGGCGAAGGGGGAGGGATATTGCTCCCACCCCCTTTTTCTCGCTATCTATTGCTACCTAAAATCTACTCAAACCAAACTTGCTTGTGGGTAGCTGGCTCGCAACTGCAATGTCACGCCGCCGACAATTTCTGCACCGGTTGTATCGTCAGTGGATGCTTTCCATCCGACATACTGATAGCCGGAAGAAAGCTGAGCCGCCCGGACTTGTGCAACGAGAACGTCCGTATCTGAAGTAGCCGAGGCCGTGAACGTATCTGAGATGGCCAACGAGGCAGAGCCCGTGCCCCCCGAAGCCGTAGCCTCATAAAGTCTCAGCGTAACAATTTTTCCGCTCGCGACATTCGTTACATGAACAACCGCAACTGCGAGGTCGTAGTTCTCCATGTCAACAAAGGCGGCAGAAGTGATGAGATCGCTTGTCTCAGAGCCCAGCGCAGTCGAAGCCTTGCCGTAGGTCGTCTTGATATTCTCTGTAAATTTGTGAATGTTACTCATTGTTTCCTCTCTAAAAAATTAACTTGCCGTGGTTAACGCCACAAACGCCGAAAGCGTTGATCCGCCCTTGGTTGGCGTTATGGGGGTGCTAAACGTTGGCTTGCCGTCGCCACGTAGCACAAACTGCCAGATGGTTTTATTGGCCTGCCAGTAGTCTGGCACATCCCCTGACGCCCTGACGATCAACTCTCTGTTCCCGATGACATAGCAGCCAAAATCCGCAAGAATCACATCGCCCGTCGTGCCCGCCGCCGAGCACTTCTCCGTCACGATAATAGGCCGGCCTAAGCACGTCATCGTGCTAAGGTCGATAATGCCCATCACGTTCGAGCCAGACGTGGCGTCGATGGCCCAGCCGGATAGAACGGTCTGATTGATTAACCAAACTGCCCTTCCCCAGCTATCCGGAAGAAGCCGTGCCGCCATAACCCCTAAATCAGTGGTGATCGGGGCACCGAACCCGTTGGTTCTGGCAACGGACAGCATGGCTCCCGAGTTCATAATTCCTAACGGTTGCCCTGACCCAGTCCCCCAAATATAGTCATAATCCTCATAGAACGCCAAGGCTCTGCCGAAAGCCGTCTTAACGAAAGCCTCCAGCCCCCTGGCGTCGTTTTGGAGCACATTCGAGGTCTCGCAAGCGAGCAGCATCTCATGCGCCGTAAGTTGCACCTGACCGATACTTGGGGTGGTCAGATAGGAAGTAATCGTCGTGGCCTCGGGCGTCCATGTGCGGGTCACCCCGCCATAGATCGAAGACGATCTGTCTGAATCAACCAAGCCGTTGATGTCAAGCGTATCGCTCGCCATCGGCTGGATGATTGCCCTCGGCCTGACAATTGCCGCCTCCATAGGAATGGAAAGAATCTCATCAGCCCAGGTTTCGGGAACGGTAAACCCACCCTGGGAATCCGTCCCCTCCGTCAACGCTTTTACCTTAAAATCCTTACTTTCGCCAAAAGCAACCTTGCGGACGGCGACCAGAAATTCACCCAGACTTGAAAACCCGCCCGTCTTTCTGTCAGTTTTATCCATGATCGTCACCGATTAGCTTGTGGCTGAAAGCGTCACAAACGGCGAAAGTGTCGCACTCCCCTTATAGGGTGTGATTGGCGATGCCATCCAGGGTTTGCCGTCGCACCGCAGGACAAACCGCCATGCTGTCTGGTTGGAAGTGAATGCGACATGTGTAGAAACGTCAATCGTGATGGCCTGACGGTCGCCAATGAGATAATAGGAAAGATCAAAGAACCCGATGTCCCCAGCATCGCCCAACGCGCTCATCTTTTCAGTCAAGAAATACGGTCTGCCAAGAATTGTCTTCGCAACGGGGTCAACAATATTCCGCAAAAACATCGGTGTTGCGGCTGCGGCAGATGTGCTGCCCGTTTCCACGTTTTCCATGATGGTGTAGAGCAGGGCCGGGAAACATTCATGGTTCATAACCCAGATGGCACGGTCGTGGCCGCCCGGGAGCATCCGTGAATACAAGTTCAGAATGTCTTTGACGCAGACATAATTTGTGTCCTGGCGGGTTACGGAAGCCAAGGCACCAGAATTAAGAATGCCCAGGGGCTGACCAGAGCCCGTGCCCCGGATAAAGGCTACGTCTTCATACCACGCCCACGCCTCGCCGAATGCCCTTTTCAAGAAAGGCTCAAGGCTGATGGCACTATCAGCTAAAAGTACATTGGATGCCTGTGTATATCCAGTCAATTCGTGCGCATTCAATATGGTCTGGCCAAATGCGGGTTGGCTTGCCGTCATCGTTGCGGCTTCGGATGTCCAATATGCGACCACCCCGCCAAAAACGGTTGAGGCATGGGAGGTGTCATCAACACGAGGATAGGCTAAAGAGTCCGAAACCATCGGAACAACCATCGCTCCGTTTGGCCGGATAATGCTTCTCTCTAACCCGATCTTGAGCAACTCTCTCTGGTAAATTTGCTCGACCAGAAAACCTCCGGCTGAATCAGTCCCCTCGGATAAAGCCTTCTCCAGAGGAGAAATCTTGCGGTTAGAGTCGATATAGATAAGCCGATTGTCCACTTGGCCGGAAGTCCGGAATTTGTGGACGGCAAGTAAAAACTCGCCAAACGACTTAAACTTTTTCTCGGCAGCCGCTTTATTGATCTCCGCCTCTTCTTTGGAAGGAGCAGGGTTATACTTGGTAGCATAATCTTTGAACTGCTCTTCGAGTTGCGTCTTAATCGCGGGGGTCATCTCAGCCTTTATGAGGTTCAAAAGTTCTTGTTTTTCGTTTTCGTCCATAGTAGTATCCCTTTTGCTAATTAGGATTATTCGCTGACTTTAGATTTCGGAACTATGAAAGCCCGTCTGCTTCTTATATCTCCGGCTGCTTGATTCTGTTGGCTAACGGCTTTTCAAGGTATCCGTCTCCACCGACTTTTCAGCGGCCTGATATTTCAAACCTTGCGGCCTTTCCTTCCGATGCCAGCGAGATTAGCGAATCCCATCTATAAAAGGTGGGGCTGGCTAATCTAATTCATTATTTAAACCACTCTTTTTTAGGTTTACTTTTGATGTCAACAATGCTTGCAAATATTCCGTTTTTAATGACGGCTTCTGCTGTAATCCAGGCTTTACACTTATCGCACGAAGAATAAATATCATATTTCCCATCTTTCAAAATAAAGTGATTGCTCTCCGCTTTTTCGCCGATTTTGAATGTATAAAATTGCCCACCCAATTCTTTCGTTTGAAACTCTTGAATCCCGGAATCTTTTTTGGCATGGCAAAGAGGACACTCAATGGGTTTTTTTAGCCAAAAACTATCATATAATCCCATGAATCACCCCATGCCTCCTTTCAATTCAAATATGCAGGTCATCCATTGATTTGAACTCCTCCGGCCAGTATGAAAGATTGGTAGCGGGGGTCGGAATCGAACCGACGCATTTTTGGTTATGAGCCAAACGGGCTACCTGACTGCCCTACCCCGCAATATTATTCACTCGACCTTCCCCCGTATCCTCGCCATTTCTATCTGGATGCTTTCACTGACAATCTTAGCCAGCTCGCCACTTTTCACAAGCCATTGGACAGCCTCAAGGACTTCACTCTTTTTTTCTTCGCCCGCCTTTTTCTCTATCTCTTTTATTTCTTTCGGTTCAGTCTGCTTTTCATCTGTCTCAACGCTGGCCGGTTCGGTAGCCGCAAGCAATGCCTTCAATGCTTCAATAGCCTCGGTCATCTGGGCTATGGCATCGTTGATAAGTTGCCGATTTTTTGTCGAGATAACCCGCCCCTCTTTAAACTCGGCAATCTCTTTCCTCAGCTCGGCAACCTGGGCAAGTGTCTGCGTGGCCACATCGGCCCAAGATTTTAACGGTTCTTCGGTTTTGGGTTCTTCATAAAAATCGGGGAATAACACTTTGAGCTCATCCTCAGAATAATCCTTGAACTCGGGGGCTTCTTTGTCCCAGTGAGCATAATGCTTAGCTAAATGGTTATAAACGCCCTTCTTGTCTCCGGTGGGAATATCCACGCCGCCCCTGGCCCCAAGTATTGCACCCATAGCCGCCCTGACGCCAGCCCAGACGGCCTTTAACCCATCAGGCTTGTGATGCGGGAGTTTATAACTATTCTTTATATCGGGGTTTTCCGAATCGTACCAGGCACAAATTTTTTTAAGTACATCGACCTCGGCCCGCATGGCAGCGGGGCCGTCCCATGCCTCACCCTCATCTGCCGCACCATAATCGTGATAGGCAATGACGCCTTTTTCTATAACCTCCCCTTCTGGGGGAATGTCGCTTTTTAAATTAAGATTAACCATCTCTTTCTCCTTCGGAGAGTTTTCCCTGATTCGTGATATCAACTCTCTTTGTTTCGATAATTGCTCAAGGCTTCTTAACAGCGCATCGCCGAGTTCAATTGTCTCTTCTTTGGCAATGATCTTGGCAAAATCCACAAGTTCCTTCATGTGCGCACCAGAGAAACCTTCCGTCTCAGTTAGAATTTTATTTAACCTGTCTTCCGCTATCTCTCCCGCCCATGTCGTTAACATCTCTTTTCTCTGCTCAACCTTCGGCAACGGGAACTCTATGACATGATGAAATCGGCCAGGCCTATCTAAAAGCGTATCGGGAAGTTTTTCCGGCGTGTTAGATGTCAGAATGGTAATAATGCCTTTATTCTGCCTTATCCCATCCATCTCCGTCTTGAGCAAATCAACCGTATATTCCCTAAGCCAAGTGTCTATGTCTTCGATAAATAGCACACTTGGTGCTAAATCTCTGCCCATCTCAAAGGCAAGCGATAATGCCCTGATAGGATCGACCTTCCTAAAATCCCTACTGGACACCCAAATGAACGTCGAATCCAATTCATTGAGGATTATGCGCCCAGTCTTGGTCTTTCCCGTTCCAGGCTCGCCCACCAAAAGCATCCCTCGGCTTGCCATGTCCGCCTTTTTATTTTTCAACTGGTTAATAGTCTTTTCTATCGTATCCTTAATGCCTTTCTCCAATATCAGGCTTTCCCACTTCTCATCCGTCCTCTTCAGGAATTCTCCATTCAGGGCAAACTTCTCGCCCTTAAGAAAATTGTTTTCCTTAACCCAAGCATGAACGTTTTCCAGGAATTTCTTATTCCATTCTCTTTCTTTTGCTGACGTAACAACTGATACCTCTATTCCAAACCAGCAAGGGGCATAGATTAATGCTATCTTGCGATTATCAACCTGGTAAAAGTTAATCCCACCGAGGAGAAACTCTTTGGATTGCCTGGAATTGAGTTCAATGATTTCATAATCGGGGGGAGATTCATTCCCGTCCCAGGTAAAGTTTCTTGTGTCGATTAACTTGAATTTTTCACATGCCTTCTCGAAAGCAGATAGATATGTCCCCAATAGCGGAGAAGGAATGAGAAAATTATTCTGGAAGATATCCTTAATCTTGCAACCAAAAAAGTTAATGAATAACTCATACTGAAACTTGGAAGGCGGCCTTTCAATTGCGGCTACGTCAAAGGATTTAGATAGTTTCAGATTCCAGCGTTCTCTATAAATGGGCATAATCTTATGGGTTGCCTTTTCTTCCTCTATTACTTCGATGTCTTTTCCGTCTTTGTGTTCTCTCACCCATGCTTGTGCTTCTTCGACCGTCCATTTATCCTTGTCAAAAAGATAACTCTGTATATGCGTTGAGCCATTGGGATCACTTTTTAGTTTACCGATAACGGCTTTAATCCCTTTTTCTTCCGAGATTGTAATGGTACGAAAAGAATCCTGAACGAAATCATTTGGGTCTCTTTGTCGTAATCGAATATAATTTTCTGTGATATCAGGTTCAGGTTTCGTTATTATTTCAACCCCTTCCTCTGTCCCACCAAGTGGTACAACCGTCCCATGCAGTAAGACGTCTTCTGTAATCTCGGTGTCCGCCTGGAAATTGGCAGTATCGTCAATGCCTAAATCTTTTTTGAGGCGGTCTGAGTTAAGCAGCCCTTTCTGATAGGCTTCCATTACAAGGCAGTTTTCATTAGCCGGTACTGGAACCGCAGACACCTCTAAAAGCGAAATTTTTCGATGAATTTTATTTTCTTCATCATAATCAAGAGGCAAGAAGCCTATTGAGAACGCCTTGAGATAACCATCCTTATATAATTGATAAATTTCATCCGCAAATTGAGTTTTAGCAAACTGAAATTTACAGACAAGCCCTTTGCTATCGAGCTTTGCCCAGAGGGCACGCCCAATGGGCGGATCGGCATATCGATGTGCCCACATAAGGACAGAATTTTTGAGATAGGATGTCAAATCGATCCCAGCTGGTTCAATTATTTCTCCATCTCTATCCCTTTCTTCGGTAGAAACCCTGGCGACCAAAGCCCTTTCTTCTTCTTTCTTTTCTTCGGAAGCAACTTCTGCAACATAGCTTTTGCGCACAAGCATAATTTCATCTTTTTTCTGATGAAGTTTCTGTGCCATTTTTCTGGCTTCATCGGGATTTATATCGACGTATTTCAACATCTCAGTTTTTTGCATTCATTTCCCCCTAAGCTTAGTTTGAAAGAGTCATTTAAGCTTATATTTAAAATTGCGTGGGGCTGGCAGGACTTATATGGTTCGGCCATTCCATGCATATTCCAACGCCTAATACTGGAGGGTTCACAGTTGCCAGCCCCGATAGGCGACTGAGAATTACGCAGGTGCGACCTGCCACTTAGCCGCCCGTTTTGTAGTCCCCCTACCATCCTGGCGTGGTTTGCCTGCCAAATCCAGGCGGTCAGGCTTGCGGAGGAGAATGAGATAAGAAGGCAAAACTACGTTTAATGCAGCCGCCTTCTTCTTTCGCTCGATACCTTTCGGCATGAGCTTTCGTCGTTAGGTTGATACCCTAAATATATGAGTGCAATATTACCCACTTCACTTTCGTTCATTGCTGAACGCTGGCTACATGGGGTGGGTTACTGTTCGAGCCGATCGCTCAAGTAGTTTTGAGATGTGCACTTTGGCTCGATAGGTTTCTACGAATGGTTTATAAATTAATCCCGTTGCATAATCAAAATTCAAATGGCTCAAGCTTTTTCAGCTCTTTGGTGGTCGTAGGCATACCGATAACATCAAAATCTTTACCTTTTACAGCCCCTAACTTCTCTATTCTTTTTTCGCTTAAAACCATAGCAGTAGGGGAAATATCAATGCCAATCCACTTTCTTCCAAGTCTATGAGCCACGGCCATAGCCGTTCCACAACCACAGAAAGGGTCTAAGACAATATCATTTTTATTGCTACTTGCCTTTATAATGCGTTCCAGAAGAGCTTCAGGCTTTTGAGTAGGATAACCAAGCCGTTCTTTGGCAACTGGATTAATCATATTAATATCAGTCCAAATGCTTTCCACTTGACGACCTTTAAGTTCTGAAAGAAATTGCTTATATCTCCAACCTGCACCTTCTTTTTGAGGCGGAATCAATCTTTTTTCTTCCTTTAATCTTTGAAAGGTCTCATCAGAATATGTTTTTAATAGAACGCTTTG